ACGCTACACTAAGCGATCAGCAGAAACGAGCCGAATACGATCAAATGCGAAACGGCGGCGGAAGTCAATTTAGATTTACTTCTAGCGATGGCTGGCAAGACTTCTCCGATATGTTTGGTGGTGTTCCGCCGTTTGGTGCTCAAAGTCCATTTGCTGATATATTTGGCAGACAACGAGTTAGAAAAAATCGTGATTTAAATATTCAATGTCAAATAACGTTGCTAGATAGTTATACTGGCAAACAATTAGAAGCCAGTTACCAATTACCTAGTGGACGACTACAAAGTGTAATCATTAATGTGCCGCCCGGTGTGGAGCACGGTGCTACTATTAGATACCAGGGACTCGGTGATGATAGCCATCCTCAGTTGCAAAGAGGAGATTTAAATGTTACAATACTAGTAATGCCAGATGCTAAGTTTAGACGAGAGGGCAACGATCTGTATACTCATTTAGATATAAGTCCAATTGACGCAATGATTGGATGTAGAAAAGCAGTTACATCCATTAATGGACAAAGTATAGCTATAGACGTTCGCCCTGGAGTTGAGACTGGTGTCGAATACGCTGTTTCGGGTTATGGATTTACAAACGTCAATAACACTATGCGTGGAAGGCTAATAGCTGAAATTAGAATTAGAACACCAGAGATAACAGACCCGGCACTGATCGAAAAATTAAAATTAATTGATCACGAAATTAATCATAGATAAAGGAAATATATGGTAGAACCAAGCGATAGTCTCCAAGCAGTTTTTGAGAAAGCTATTGAGAGTGCAAGACAACAGCGTCATGAATATTTGACCATAGAACATTTGCTGTTTGCCATGCTTTGCGAAGAGTCATTCGCTAACTGCCTGCAAGGATACGGAAGTGATCCCGAGTACATTAAAAAGAATCTCGAGCACTATCTAAAAAATAAATGCGCAGAAATTACAGTTGAAGATGTTGTAGTTAAGCCAAAGAAGACTCAATCAGTAGAACGTGTACTTAACCGTGCGTTCACTCAAGTCCTATTTAATGGTCGACAACGTATTGAGCCTGCAGACGTATTTTTATCAATTATTGGTGAAAAACGTTCATGGGCATACTTTTATATTCAGCAGGCTGGCATTGACAAAGATAAGTTTGCGGATTACCTAAACAACGCATCCGAAGCACCAGAAGAAGAAGACTTGCCTGATCAAGTTGGCACTAAGGCACTAAAGGCCTTTACTACAAACCTTAACGATGCGGTTAAGAAAGGTGCAGTTGATCCTGTTATTGGTCGTATTGACGAGTTGGAAAACATCAGTCTAGCACTGGGGCGCCGTAGCAAAAACAACGTTATCCTAGTAGGTGACCCAGGTGTTGGTAAGACTGCCATTGCAGAAGGCCTTGCCTACAACATTGTCAAAGGTGCAGTCCCAGACTTCTTAAAAGACTATACAGTTTATAACCTAGACATTAGTGCTATGCTTGCTGGCAGTAAGTATCGTGGAGACTTTGAAGAACGTTTTAAAGCAGTTCTTAAAGGGCTTGGCAAGAAAGGTAAGACTGTCTTGTTTATCGACGAGGCACATATGATCTCCGGTGCAGGATCCGCTAGCAACTCAGCTAACGATCTTGCTAACATGATGAAACCGGCTCTAAGCAAAGGCAACATTAAAGTAGTTGCGTCGACTACCTGGGAAGAGTATCGTAAACACTTTGAAAAGGATCGTGCGTTGATGCGCAGGTTCCAGCGCATTACAGTTGACGAGCCTACACAAGAAATGACCTTGCAGATTCTCAAAGGCATTAAGAAGTACTACGAGACTCATCATAATGTCAAGATCAAAGACGAAGCATTGCAAATTGCAATTAAATTAAGCGTACGATACCAAGCAGATAAGAAGTTGCCCGATAAAGCAATCGATCTTATTGATTGTGCATGTTCTAGATTTAATTTAAAACTTGCTGACGAACGTGTAGTTGGGGCTAAAGAAATTGAATACGAGTTGTCAAAGATGATTCAAATTCCAGAAGAAGTTGTAGCAGAGCAAGAAAGCGACGGACTTGCTACATTGCAAACAAGACTACAAGACGAAGTCTTTGGTCAAGACCTTGCTGTGCAAGAAGTTGTTGATAAAATTGTAGTTGCACGAGCTGGATTGAAACCTGAAAACAAACCTGTTGGATCGTTTGTATTCATGGGGCCTACTGGTTGCGGTAAGACCGAAACTGCCAAGTCGCTAGCCAAGCACTTGGGTGTTAAGTTGTTGCGTTTTGACATGTCAGAGTACCAAGAGAAGCACAGTATCAGTAAGCTGATCGGTAGTCCTCCGGGTTATGTTGGCTTTGAAGAAAACGCAGGTCAGTTGATTACGCAAATTCAAGAAAACCCGAACGCTGTTCTACTGTTTGACGAAGTTGAAAAGTCACACCCAGATGTAACTACTGTGTTGTTACAAATGATGGATAATGGATTTATTACAGGATCAAATGGTAAACAAGCAGACTGCAGGAACCTATTGTTAATTCTTACTACTAATGCAGGTGCGCAGAGTGCTGAAAAGAACAATATCGGTTTTGGCAAGCAAGAAAAAGAATATGCTGATACAGATCTTAAAAAGTTTTTTACGCCAGAGTTTCGTAATCGCTTAGACGGTATTGTTACATTTAACAAACTTGAAAAGTCTACTATGACCAAGATCGTTACTAAGTTTATCGATGAGCTTAAAGAACAGGTTAAAGAAAAGGGCGTTCGAATTAAGATTGACAAGGATGCTATCGAGTTGTTGATTGAAAAAGGCTTTGATAGTAAAATGGGGGCTCGTCCTCTACAACGTGTCATTGACAAAGAAATCAAACGCGATCTTGCTCGTATGATGCTGTTTGGTGATTTGAAGCTTGGTGGATGGTTGACTATTACTGTAGCAGACAATCAATTGTTCTTGTCTTCTAGAGGTAAGACTCCAAAGATACCTCTGATCGCTACTACTGTTTTAGAAAATGCTGACTAAAGAGACTAGACGTTTATTCCAAGGACAATATCAGTACAAGGCAGTACTGGTATGTCCTGCCGCTGGTTGGTTTAGAGGCAAAGATCTAAGCGAAGCATTGGATCGAATACGAGATGTTGGCATCGGTGTTACTAAAAACCCCTATAATAAAATTAAAACACAGGAAGACTTTGACTATTGCATTAGGCTAGCAAAGTCTATCCTAAAGATGTCAAACTTTGATATTAGAGTTGAAAGCCCGTTCTTGAGCTTTTATACAAACAATCGTCAAGACATGGACCTATTAATTAAGATAGATCCAGAGAGAGTAAAATATATAAGTGTTCCTAACGGTACAGTTGAAATGAATACTATAATAATGCCTAAAATTGACTTTGATTTTAGGGTTACCTTAGGAAAAAGTAACAAGCGGCAAGATAGCTTTGTAGAATGGGCTGATACCAACGATAAGATTAAACTGACTAAGAGTTGTAAAGAACAGTTGCTTAGATCAGTGAGTTGGGGTGGTAGCTACTTCTACGTTAAAGGCGAAAAACAACTGCTAATGGCTAAAATGATGCTGGGCGGCAGTATCAATAAAGTAGAAACTATTGTCAAAAAATAGTTTAGTCGCAGATTTTATCCTAAGATAAATACACTAAGACATTGTCTTGGTACAATCACGGGCTATAACATGCGAATTAACGAACTAGTAGAAAATATTGATTTAGATCTACACTTTAATAACAGAAAACAAGAAGATCCAGGCTTTGATATAGCTGAAGACCTACTGTTTTATATGCAAAATAATGACGACGTGTACCGCCGTCACGTATACCCCCAAGTAGTTAAACATAAAGCCGCTATGAAAACCGGCAAGGCTAATCATAGCCTATTTAATAACGCCGCGCTTGAAGCATATAAGGCCTACACAGAAGAATTTCCAATTAAACAATTACCATCTAGTTTGCCTAAAGATGTTCGAGAAAAAGTTTGTTTAGAACTTTATAAGAAATGTACTGAAGAGTTTAGCACTGGTAAAAAATAATGCTACTTAGAGAACTATTTGCTTTTTCAGAAGCCAAGAAACAAAAAGCTACAGATGATGATAGTATGGATCGTTACGGACGTCCATTTAATCATCCAGAACACTTTGTTTTCTTTAAGGGTCAACGAGGTACTCTGGAGCAATTGAATAATTTTAAAGAAATAGTTGACGAAAAACCAGGCAGTACTTCATTAAGACGCAAATGGGACGGTAATCCTCAAGTCTATTGGGGTAGAGAAGTTAAGAACGGTCCTTTGATCTTAGTAGGTCATAATCAATGGTCGCGCGGTGTTAAGGCCGAAAGCCCTAAAGAGATTGTCGACTTCATTGTTAACCAAAGCGGCGCGGCAAAGACTCCCGAGGAACTTGCTAAACGTAATCAGTTTGCGCAGAACTTTGCCAATCTTTATCCACTGTTTGATGCGGCGACGCCTAAAGACTTTGTGGGATTTGTCTACGCAGATGCACTCTACGGCGTTGACCCGCTATTGAACAAGAAACTCGACGATGGCGGTGCCGAATATCCCAAAGGAATTTATACGTTTTGTCCTAATCCAAGATCTAATACCTGTTATCATGTAGACGCAGGTAGCGAATTAGGTAACAGAATTGCACAGGCCAAGGTAATGGTCGTAGGGCACGGATACTTCTCAACGTTTGGTATGGATGATTCATCTCAAGAACCACTCGATGACTTTGAAATGTTTAATCAAAGTCCTGGACTGATTGTTCAAGGTCCTATATACACAGAATCAGCGCCCGAGGTAGATCAAACTGTATTAGATGAAGTTAACCAGGCTATAGAATATGCAGAACAATACGGTTCAACTATTGACAACTTCCTAGGTTCATTACCTGACGCAGATAAGAATGGAATTTTTTATCCATTCTTTAATCAAATGAGTAGAGAACATGCCAAGGGGCAACGAAACTTTGCCGACCTGTCTGGACACGACTTCATGGAGTGGATGAAAAAGAAAGGCGTAAGTGCCTCAAAACAAAGACACATCGTTGACATGGTGCAAGAACATCCCGGTGGGTTAGATGCTATCTTTTTCCTTATTAAAGAAATACGAGATATTAAAGATGCCATAGATGCATCCATCAAGTCGCAACCCCGACGAGAAATA